AGGCGGACGAATAATCCGCCAAACTCAATTAGGGATCCCCGGCTCATCACCGGAAATATAATTGGGATGTGTCTCCCCCGTTAAGGAGGGATTCACGCTGACCTTCGGGTCGGTAGTAGGGATTTCATATGAAATTGCCCTTGGTCATCTTAGCAGGATCGAACTAGATACTCGTCGGGGTGGAAATCCCCGACCAAGGAGGAAGGCTAACCCCCTAACCCTCAGGAAAAAGAGTTAAGAATTTAGCCGACACCTTATGGCCTAAACAACAACACCATACAAAGTTTTCAAAAATATAAAAATAACAATGTTCTTCATCATTCTAAAATGATTAAGAGACATCGCTATTCTTAAGATTGATTCTTCATATGGATCGAAGTTAGATAAGTATCTTCAAGATCTGCTTCAACAATGGATTGCCACAAAGGGTGAGCTAGAAACAATTGCGAGGTTTAAGAACCTTCGTGTATTGCTCTATGCCTATCTTAGTGACCGTCCTATCCGGATGACTGGATTCTCTCAATACAAGAGTGGGATACCAAAGGCTTTCAAACCTGTAGTAACCCTTCTTGAAAAGAAAGATCCAGATACTGTCAGATATCTTCTAACACTTTTACAAGTGAGTAGAGTGATACCTGCCTGGAAGAAAGTCGACCTATCCACGGTTACAAACCCTGGTCCTATAGTACCTGATTCTCTTAAACAAGAATTCAGCACATTAGTTCCTAAGTTTCTAACTGCGTTTGGTATCGACCTCGACCAGAGACTCGAATGGACTAAACTCCATGTTGCTACCACAATGGGACCATCTGGCCATAGTATGCTTCAAGCGACGAACCTTTTACCGATTGTACTATCCAAATTTAGAAATTTGTTTAGTAAATTGGGAGGTGAATCTCTTGTTGAATATATGGATACTATCCCCTTATCATTCGTCAAAATCTGGGAGGGTCTTTATCCACCTAAACACGTAAACGTGATTAGACGATTAAGTACCGTTCCTGATGTTGATGGAAAGATGAGGGTTATAGCAATCCCTGATTATTGGTCACAATCTATTCTTAAGATGTACCACAAAGACATTATGTTAATGTTAAGTAGAATTCAAAAGATAGATATGACTTTTGGTCAAGGTATTGCTCCATTTGGCTCCTCAGATCATAAGTATTACAGCTTTGATCTCTCCGCCGCGACTGACCGATTTCCAGTTGAAATAACTGAAATCATGATGTCTGCGATGTATGGATCTGAAGCAGGTAATGCTTGAAGACAGCTCATGGTGGGTGAACCCTTTAAGTTTAAGTCCCAATCCGTTTATTATCGGAGAGGGCAACCTATGGGGGCTTATTCATCGTGGGCTGCTTTCAGTCTGAATCATCATTTTACCGTTCAATGGGCAGCTCATAGGGCTGGAGTGAAAACTCCCTTCCTTGACTACCGATTGCTCGGAGATGATATTGTGATAAGGAATGATGACGTGGCAAAACATTATCTCGAATTAATGGACCTTCTTGGAGTTGAAATTTCTTCTGCTAAAACTCTTGTGAGTGAAAACTCATTTGAGTTCGCAAAGAGATTTTGACTCAATGGTGAAGAGGTTACTGGATACCCTTGTTCAGGGCTCCTTAACACCTTTACCAGATGATCTGAATTTCTTCAGGTCACAAGAGAGGCATCAAGACGAGGTTATGATAATCTACTACACGTTCCCGAACGGAAGTTTCGAGAGCTATTCAGTTCTCTTCACTATGTTTCTCCAAGCAAGGAGACAAGGTTATTAACCGCGTCTTCTTACTCAAAGAGACTAGTAAGAAAAATGTTTAGTTTAAGTTGACTATGGGATAAGGGATCAGATCCTGAACAAACTTTTAGGTTTGCACGGATGTGATCCTTCTCTCATAGCTGTAATCTAAGTTCAACCACACTACGACTCATCATCATAGAGTGTTTGGCTCAGATAAAAGCTAATCAACTTCTCGATTCCTGTCGATCTCAAGTACAATCCCTTAATGGGTTTATAACTAAGATCAAAGGAACACTTCCTAGTGATATTGAACTACCTCCTACCCAAGCACCTTTGATAAAAGCCTTAATGGCCAATTTCCAAGATATGCAGGGTCAAATGGAAGACTTTAGGGAACTAAGTAAGTCCGTTTCAAGGACAAACACAGAACCCTTTGAAAGAATTCTATTTGAAGAGTTACTAGTACCGGAAGTTGATCCCGATATCCTTCACTCTGAAAGGAGGGTAATTCGGATCGCTAATCAAGATAAACAAATGCTTATCAAGGGGTGTGTTCTACTTCGGAATACTTCTAAATGTATTTTCGAAGAATTACAATCACCCTACGATCCAGACGAAGATCTCACTTAGAATCTTTGTCTCTTCCAG